AGAAAATAATATAGCTAAACCTAATGTAGAAACCCTCCTTATATCTCCTTATAAAGAGATATGGGAAAGGGATAATTCTAAAGATAAGGAAAGAGCTATAAAGGAATTTACTTATATAGAACTTATGAGTTCTAAAAAGAAAAGTAATCCTTATGCAGGTTATCCTGAAGATACTAGACATCAGAAGCTAAAAGCTATGTTATTTCCTGAGGATAAAAATTGGTATCCTGATAATCTAGTAGAACAGGCTTTAGCTGATATAGTAGAATTACAGACTGAAGCTTCTCCTACATACAGATATTATATGGATAATTTAGCTGCAGCTGAAAAGACTAGAGAGTATCTTCAGAATATAGATTTAAATGAAAGGACTGAAAAAGGTATGCCTGTATATAAACCTAAAGATGTAACTTCTGCTATTATTGATACAGAAAAAGTAATACAGACACTTACAGTTCTAAAAGAAAAGATGGAACAAGAACTTACAGAAAGTTCTAGAATTAGAGGAAATAAAACAATTAATGTATTTGAAATGTAATATGGAAAATTTTAATAATATAATTCTACCTTCAGAAGCTATACTTGTTAAAGAGCAGAAGGTAGAGCTTAAAGAAGAAATAACAACTAATGGTATTATAGTAAATATAGGTGTTAATAGAGATGTACTATATAAAGTGGTAGCTAAAGGTTCAGAAGTAACTACTGTAAATGTGGGTGATATTCTAAAAATAAAAGATACCTTTGCAGAAGATATCAAAATTGGTAAAGAAGATTTTAAATTCTTCTCACATGGGGATAGTTCTTATTACTATATTCAGATAGATGCTTAAAGTAGATTATAAAATAAGAGATACTAATACAGGTAAATGGTTAGATACTTCTGTATTCAGAGAGGCAGCCTTAAGGTTTATGTCTAAAGGTTATTATTGTGAGTATCTAGCTGGTACACCTGAATGGATAGATTATTGGAAAGAAGAATTAAGAAGATGTGTAGAAGGATTTGCTGTAATAGATAAGACTAATAAGATTTATAAAATTACAGGACATCACTATGCATATCTTAACTATGCACAAATATCTCTTGTTAAATTTAGTGATGATGAAGATGATGAGGGAGATTCCCTAGCTTCTAAAGAAATATCTTTTCCTGATTTTTGGGATGGAGATTATAATTTCTTTTGGTCTCTAGATATAGCTAGATTTGGAATAGCATCTTCTAAATCAGCTACTATAGATAGATACAATGAAAAAAAGAAATGGCTAGACCTCAACAAGCAGATTAAAAAAGAATTAAAAAATGATGTACCTGACCAAGAAATTATCACTAAGCTTAAAGAGCAGAGAGATGAATATGCAGAAAAAATACTTGGTAGGTTAGGTCTATATGTAAAACCTCATCCTGATTATTTGGATGGAGGTTACCACTTTGTAGTAGGTAAGTCTAGAAGAAAGGGTTATTCTTATAAGTTAGCTTTTATATGTGCTAATACTTATAATACAGTTAGAAACTCCTTAACTCTAATAGGGGCTTATGAAAAGAAATTTGTAGAACCTACTATGCAGAAAGCTACAGAATATCTTAACTTTATAAATGAATATACTGCCTGGTCTAAAAATAGACTTCTAGATAAGAGGGATATTAAGATGTCAGGATATATAGAAAATATAGGTGGTGTAAATATTGAAAAAGGGTATAAATCTGTTCTAGATGCTACTAGAACTTTTAAAGATAATCCTGATGCAATGCGTGGTGTAGATGCTTATTTTATTCTACTAGAAGAGTCAGGAGCATTTGATAATTTGAAAAATGCTTATAATGCTATTATACCATCTCTAACTGCTGGTAGTAAAATTACAGGACAAATTTGTATCATAGGAACCAGTGGTGACATGTACAAGGGTACTGTAGATTATGCAGATATGTTTTATAACCCTGTTGCATATGGTTTAATGCCTTTCATAAATACTTGGGATGAAGGTGGAGAAAATACTACTTGTGGATTTTTCCATCCTGTCACTTGGAATATGGAAGGTTTTTATGATAGACAGGGTAACTCAGATATAGAAGGTGCAACTAAATGGGAGATGAAGAGGAGACAAAAAATACTTGATAACTCCTCTTCTCCCCTACTTCTACAAAAGCATATGCAGGAATTTCCTTTATGTCCTGCTGATGCATTTAGTGTTTCTAATGTAAATGTATTTCCTGTTACAGAACTTAGAAATCAGTTAAATAAAGTTATAGCTAACAATTTAAATCAGACTAAAGGTACTCCTGTAACTCTTACATATGAAAATGGTAAAGTAAAAGCTATACCTGATATTAAAAAAGAATTACAACCAATCTATAATTATAAACCAAAATTAGATAATTTAGATGGTTGTCCTATTATATATGAATATCCTGTAGATAATGCTCCTAGAGGATTATATAAAATAGGATTTGACCCTTATAGACAGGATATGTCTTCAGGTGTATCATTAGCTGCTATATATGTTGTAAAAGGGGTTCACAAGGGCTCCCAAAGTAAAAACTGTATAGTTGCAGAATATGTGGGTAGACCTAATGAAGCTGATGATGTAAATAGAATTGCTGCAATGTTAGCAGAACTCTATAATACAGAAATTATGCATGAAAATGAGGTTACACAGGTTAAGAATTATTTTAGAAGAGTAGGTAAATTAAACTTACTAGCATCTCAACCTGATAGAGTAATCTCATCTAATATAAAAGAATCTAAAGTAGCTAGAGTATATGGGTGTCACATGAATGCTAAATTAAAAGATGCTGGTGAGAAGTATCTTAAAGATTGGCTTTTAGAAGTACAGGATTATGATGAGCATGGAAATCCTGTAACTACAATAGATACTATATACAGTATAGGTGTTTTAGAAGAATTGATACAATATAACAGGAGAGATAACTTTGACAGGGTATCAGCTCTATTTATGTGTATGATGCAAGTACAAGAGGAAGCTCTTGGTAAAGTATATGAAAGTAAAGAAAATAATAGCAGGGTCTCTGAAATGATAGCTTTGTTAAACAAAAGAAACAATAGGATGTTATGACAAATGTAAATTTTAAACCTAATCAGAGGTACACTAGAAAACAAAAAGAAGCTAATGATAAGGCATGGTATAAAGAACAAATAGATTCTTTAGATTCTATGGCTTTTTCTGAAGATTTCTTTGGAGGTCAGGATTCTAAAGGAAGAGTCCCTGAATTTTTAAGAATCAGGTCTAATTTTGATATTTATAATGGGATTATAAATAAAGAAGATTTTGATTCTGTATGTAGACCTTATGGAAAAGATGTTGGAGAATTACCTGCAGATTTTACTAATAAGGATATTGTTTCAGGTAAGATAAAATCTTTACTAGGTATGGAAATTAGAAGACCTTTTACTTGGAAAGTACTAGCTGTAAATTCAGAAGCTACTACTAGAAAAGAACAAAAGCAGTCTGAAATGATAAGAGATTATGTATATGATTTTATCACTAGACCTATAAGAGAAGATATAGAAAGACAGAAACAAGAAGAAGCTATGGGTAGGGAGCTTACTCCTGAAGAACAAGCTCAGATTAAAGAACAGGTAGAAGCTGAACTCCAAACTAAAATTCCTGAGGAAGTTTGGACTTATATGGAGAGAGAGCATCAAGACCCAGCAGAAATTTTATCTCATCAAATTTTAGAATATCTTACTGAAAAACAGGATATAAAAAATAAATTTACTTCAGGTTGGAAAAATGGAGTAATAGCAGGTAAAGAAATATTTTGGGTTGGTGAGGTAGCAGGTGAGCCTACACTAAAAGTTATAAATCCAGTTAGATTTAATTGTGATAGAAGCAATGAGACTGAATTTATTGAAGATGGTGAATGGGCTTGTTATGAAAGTTATATGCTGCCTACTGAGATTATGAGACATTTTAGTAGTGAACTGACAGAACAGGATATTGATGAAATATATGAAATGTATTCTAGAAGAGGAGATGCTTCTTTTAGTAAATATTCTTTTGGTAGGGCTGATGATACTCTAGGAGATGGTGTTAGAGTAGTTCATTGTGAGTGGAAATCTTTAAAACCTCTAAAATTCCTTACTACACAAGATTATGAAACAGGAGAAATTATTGAAGATGTAGTTGATGAATTATATGTTCTAAATCCTGAAGCAGGAGATATTAGTATGAAGACTATATGGGTTCCTACTAAGTATGAAGGGTATAAAATAGGTCTTGATAAATATGTAGGTCTTAGAGAAGTTCCAGGACAATATGTAAATATTGACACATTGTATGATTGTAAATTATCTTATGTGGGAGCTTATTATGATTATAATAATGGTAAAATCACTTCTATCCTAGATAGAATGAAATATTATCAGTATATCTATAATATCATATGGTACAAATTAGAATTACTTCTAGGTTCAGATAAAGGTAAAGTCTTAGTATTTGATATTAATAAAGTTCCTAAACAGCAAGGTCTTACTCTAGAGCAGTGGTTATATTATTTAGAAGCTAATAAATTTGCTTTCATGGACCCATCAGAAGAGGGTAATAAAAATGGTGCAGATGTTACTAATGCTGTAAAAGAAATAGATTTATCACTAGCTTCAGATATTAAAAAATATATTGAACTTCTAGATTATATAGAAAGAAGATGTGGAGAATCTGTAGGTATTACTAAACAGGTAGAAGGACAAATTGGTTCTAATGAAGCTGTAAGAAATACTCAACAGGCTTTATTCCAATCAGCTAATATTCTTGAGCCTTATTTTGATATACACAATATTGTAAAGAGAAATGTAATACAGCAGTTAATAGAAGTTGCTAAAGCTGCATATACTAAATATCAGCCTGAATATCTAAACTATGTTCTAGATGATATGTCAGTAAGAATGCTTAGTATAGATTATGACCTTTTAGAAAATTCTACTTATTCTGTATTTACTTCTAACTCTGCTAAATCTGTAGAAGCTCTAGATACTATTAAGCAACTGTCTCATGCAGCAATGCAAAATCAAATGATTGATTTAAGTGATGTTCTTGTTATTATGAATGCTTCATCTGCTAAAGAAGCTGAAGAAAAATTAAAAGCTTCTGAAGAACAGAAAAATAAAAGAAATCAAGAGATGCAGCAACAACAAATGGAAGCTCAACAAAAAGAAGCTCAAGCTCAAAGAGAATGGGAAGAAAAAATTCTTGATAAGAAACATGCTAATACCATTGAGGAAATTAAAACTAAAGGAGAACTTGACCTTCAAAAACAAGCTATGCTTTCAGTTGGATTTAATGAGGATAAAGACATTGATAAAGATGGTGTACCTGATGTTCTTGAGATTTATAAGGCAGGAGTTGATACTGAACTTAGGACTAGAAAATTAGATATAGAAGAAGCTAGACTTGAGGAAAGTAAAAAACAGCATGAAGATAGAATGAAACTTGAGAATAAAAAGATGGAATCTCAAATAGCAAAAAGTAAAATAACATCTTAACTAGTATTGTCATTTATGGTATCAAATGCTATAAATGACAATGTTAAGATTAAAATGAATAAAGTT